GATGTTCATCACTCTGACAGGTGTCCTTACTGGTGCGCGGGCGATCATCGTCCCTTCCAATTCCAAAGTCTACGTCATCTACAACAACACTTCGGGCGCTTTCGCAGTCACCGTCAAAACGGCCTCCGGCGTCGCGGCCACAGTTCCCCAAGGCTACTTGTCCCTCGTGGTCTGCAACGGCACTGACTGCTTCGCCGTCAACGAAGTGAACCGGGTCTCCAAGGCCGGCGACACCATGACTGGCGCACTAACATTGCCCGGCGACCCAACCAACGCCCTCCACGCCGCCACCAAAGGCTATGTTGACGCGGCCACCGGCACCGACCTCTCCAACTACTACACCAAAGCAGAGTCTGACGCCAAGTTCCTAGATGTAGCCGGCGATACAATGACCGGCTTCCTAACGCTTAATGCCAACCCAACTAGCAACTTACATGCTGCTACCAAACAATATGTCGATGGCCTGATTGGCGGAAGCACTATTCCTTCTGGCGTTATCACCATGTGGTCAGGCTCTGTCTTTGGCGTGCCTGCCGGATGGGCACTCTGCAACGGTGCTAACGGAACTCCTGACCTTCGTGACCGTTTCGTTATCGGGGCCGGTAGCGCATTTTCACCGAATGCTACAGGCGGCACAGTCGCAAAAACAACTAACACGGTAGCCGGTCATAATCACGCCGGAAGCACCGCCGCCACTGGGGGCTCACACTCCCACGGAGGCAGCACCGGCTCGACTACCCTCACAATCAGCCAAATCCCTTCCCACGACCACGCCCCACTTTCCCCCTACACGCAATTCTTACAGGGCGCTCCCTTCCAAACCCAAGACTCTATTCGCGGCCTCACTGGAAGTAACGATACCTTTAATGAGACTTGGTTCTCGCGCCCCATAAAAACTGCGACAACGGGCGGCGGCGGCGGCCACACTCATACGATTTCAACCGACCCCGGCCACACACATAGCCTGTCCATGACCACAGACGGGGCACACTCCCACACTATTGACGATATACGCCCGCCGTTCCTTGCCCTCGCATATATCATGAAGCTCTGATGTCAGACTCTCTTCAAGACCAAATCTTAACGGCGATTCCGTTTAGCGCGGGTATCGTCAAGGAGCAGACCAAGAAGGCAGCCGACAATTTTTGGGTCGATTGCGACAAGGTCCGCTTTAGGCTTGGCAAACCCGAACTGATTGGCGGCTGGCAGAACGTCTCGACGCCCCTCGAAAACGCCAACTTAGTTGGCTCGGTCAGGGCCATCGAAACTGTCAGGGCGCTCGACGGACAGAAGGCCGCAGCCATTGGAACCCACGTTGGTCTCTTCTCCTCCAACCTTTCTGAGTTCGATCTGATCTCGCCGATCACTACGGTCGTGCCGACTTCCAGCGCCTTCTCAACGTCCGCAGGCTCAACCCTAGTGGTCGTATCTATTCCGGCGCACGGGCTTGAAAGCCAGACGTTCATTGCGATTTCGTCGGCCACGGCTACCATCGGTGACAACATCGTCATCAACACAACTGCCCAGCCGACCCGCCGCTTTCAAGTCCAAGTCATCGACAGCGACAGCTTCAGCATTGATGTGGGTGTCACAGCGGCAGCAACTTCAACACAGACTGGTGGCGACTTTACAGTAACACAATACTACGTCGCGGGCCGAGAGTCAAATGAAATCTTGAGCGGCTGGGGAACCGGCGAATGGGGCGGCAACTTCGGCTGGAACACACCCAACCCCGGCACATTCGTCAGCCCGCTCCGTCTGTGGTCCCTCGACTTGTGGGGCACCGAAGTCATGGCTGTCCCGACCAGCGGCCCTCTCATGCTGTGGCAACCCCAAGTCGGCCTGACCTCGCCTGCCGTAATTGTGACCGCCGCACCATCCGTCAACCAGATTGTCCGTGTGGCACCCGAAGCCCGGCACGTTGTTGTCTATGGAACCCACGATATCCTCGGCAACTACGATCCGCTCCTCATTAGGTGGTGTTCCTCCGAAGACTACACTGACTGGTCACCGACGCTGACGAACACAGCCGGCGAATACAGGTTACCGTCTCGGGGCTCTGAAATCCGGAATGTGACGCGCATGACCGACAAGAGCGTCATATTGACCGACACGGACCTGTTTACCCAGAACTACATTGGGTCCAACGACGTGTTCGGCTTTGTTCGCGGGTCCGAAAACTGCGGCGTCATTTCCCGCAACGCGGCCGTCGAATACAACGGTGTTCTCTATTGGATGTCAAACAACGGCCAGTTCTTCCTCTACGACGGGCGCGTCCAGACTATCCCCTGCCAAGTCCTTCGGTTCGTATTCGACAACTTGAACATCTTCCAACTCGACAAAATTTGTGCCGGCGTCAATTCCCGCTTCAATGAGGTCATCTGGTTCTACCCGACTTCTGCCAGTTCTGAGAACAACCGCTACGTCATCTACCATACGTTGGAGCGGCATTGGACTGTGGGCACGCTCGCCCGAACTGCGTGGAAAGACTCCAGCACTTTTGAAGACCCTATTGCCGCTGGCCTTTCGGGAACCGGCATCTATTACCATGAGGTCGAACACTCTGATGATGGCATGCCCCTCCAAGCCTACATCGAGTCTTCCTTCTTCGACATTCAAGACGGCGACGCGATCCTCTTCTCCAATAAGGTTGTGCCGGACTTCTCGAACATCTCGAACAACCTCGACTTCACGGGCAACGTATCCATAACTTTGCAGGCCCGCAAGTATCCTGGCGGCACGATCATCACCAAGGGTCCCTTCACAGTTCAGACCGCCAGCCAAAAAATATCTACCCGGCTGCGGGGCCGTGAGTTTGCGGTTCGCATAGACTCCAACCTCATTAACGCTCCGTGGCGACTCGGTGAGTTCCGCATGGCCCTCGAAGTAGACGGTAAGCGATGACCCGCCGTCTAACTTCTAGGACATTTCCTGATCCGCCGGCAGACTGGGACCCCTCCTCCAAAGAAGTTTGGAACCGCTTGGTCCGCACACTCGAAGCCTCTGACCTTTTTGATAGGGGCCGGCGAACTCGCCCGCAGTTTATTGTCAAGGGCACCGTCTCTGCCCCCGTAACCCTCGACCTCTCAGCGCCCGACCTGACGGAACTCACGAACATTGTCGGCAAACTCCTGATCGCTCTTCAGAGCAGCAACTTTGCTGATGTCCGCGAAGACCTTTAACTTGCCCTGCATTTATGCTATAATGGGCTGTCGAGGTTCCAGATGAGCGGCTCCATATCCTATCTCACACCCTTTCAGCAGACCCTTTATAATGCAACCGGAATTGATCCGTTTGCGTTGCCGCCCTCTCCTAATGAGCAGCAGGCACAGAATCTGCTGACCCAGATGCTGCTTGCTGAACAACAGGCCGCCCCAAAAGCCCCGCCAGCACCAAATGAATCTGCCGTAAATACTCTTATTGACATCTCATCTGGCGGAACCGCCAACGAAACTCCTTACGGCGGGGTAGGTCCCCAAGGCAACGCCAGTCTAGGCAGTTTCCGCGCCGATGTCGAAGCCGCCCGCAATATCGGCTTGGACAGGTTTGGACTTTCTCTAGCCGCTAACCCGGCCAGTCTCATGACTGGAATCCCGGCAACATTGGCTGCGGCTGCCGTGCGAGGTATTACTGGGCAACCAAATCCAAACCAAATTCAAAATGCTTGGGGTTTGCGAGGGCTCGCCCAAGCTTTGCGAGGCGCCTATACAGGTATGCCGGTCGATAAGCCTTATAGCATGACGGCCACAGAAGCCATGATCGCGGCAGAACAATTGGCGGCGGCTTCAGCGGCAGCGAAAGGTGGCACCGGCTACGGCGGCAGCAAAGACGATACTATGGCCGACGTGGTTGGCTGGGGAGCCGAAGACAAAGGACAGGCCAGCACCGAAGGCGGAAGCAAAGATTCTGGACCCTCTGGTGGTGGTGGCCCGGCTGGCGGCGGTGGTGGCGGAGCAGCATCCGGCCCCGGCGATGAATCTGAATCCGGTGGCTTTGGTGCTGCCAAGCGGGGCGGACTTGCTACTCCCTACGGCTTTATGGGACCTGAAAAGTTTGCTGGCGGTGGGCAGGTTATTGAGTTGCAGGGTGGAGGCAAGGTTGCGGTTGGCCCTGGTGGCGGACTTGATGACCTGATTCCGACCAGCATTAATGGCAGGCGAGCGGCTGCTCTGTCTGATGGTGAGTTTGTTGTTCCTGCGGATGTCGTCTCTATGATGGGCGACGGTTCCTCCAATGCAGGTGCCCGCCGTCTCTACGATCTGGTTCGCCAAATCCGCGAGGCTAAGACCGGCACTGCCCGCCAAGCGGGACCGCTCCCCGTAGGCGAAATTCTGAAAAGGACCATGTCATGAGCGGCACTACTACCCGTACCGAAACTACACAGCTTACGCCCGCCGCTCAAGAAACTGCTCTTCAGATGTTTCAGCGGGCGCAAGAAATTGCTGCCCAGCCCTATCAGGCGCCGCCGACTGCCGGCTTCAACGAAGCAGACTACCTCGCTAAGAACCCCGACGTTGCGGCTGCGGTTCAAGGCGGCGCTTTCAAATCCGGTCTCGAACACTACCAACAATATGGCTTTAAGGAAAGTCGGCCGGGTGCACCCCAACTCGTAGCCCCCTTCTCTGCCGATCAGCAAGCGGCCTTTGAGGCTACACGCCAGATCGGTCAGCAGGCCCAGCAAAACTACGAACAAATGGCGGCGGCCACTCAAGCCTCGATTATCCCCGAGACCATGGGGCAAATCCAAGGCATGGCCGGCACCCTCGGTGGACTCGCTCAACAGGGCGCCCAATTCCTGCCGGGCCTCCAAACCGCCGCTCAACAGGGCGCCCAAATCGCCGGGCAGGCTGGCGGCTATACTGCTCCAGAAGCGCAGGCT